TTCCGTGTCCATCCAACATCCACATGACATGCACATACTGACTCCTTATTAGATTGCTTGCTTACGCTGAACAGCGGCCTGCAAGTTAGGTCTACCTTGACTTCCCATAGAAGCCATCAAACTCATAAGGTCAGGACGGCCACCCTCAGGCATGCCTTGCTGACCGGGTGCCACGTCACGCATACGGCCCGACTCCCTCAAGCCACCGGGAAGCCCATCCCCACCAGACTGCATCATTTCATCAGGGGAGCCTGTTAACATGTCGGCTTCCATACCTGCTTCTTCTGCTAGTTCTGGTGGGGCGGGTTCTGGTTCTGGCGGCATGAATGCCTGCTCAATTGCTTTTTCAATTGGCGTACCTTTCTGCCTTGCCGTAATCACAATACTCAACTGCTTGAGTACTTGGGAGACATCTTGTCCCTGTGCGGCTAGAGCAGGAATGCTCTGCGCCAAGCCAGACACGGCTTGAAGCATAGAGTCGCGTAGGTTTTCTGTGTCTACCTTCATTGATTCTTCACTAGCATCAAGTGCGAAAGGCATTTGACGGCGAAGAAAATCACGGGAAATCAACTGGTCGCCACGGGCTTGCAACCCGAAAACAAGAGCACGGTTAGGATCAAGTCCTGCCAGCAATCCGTACTGTACATCTACAGAGTAATCACCCTTAATATCGCGGTCTGGCCGGTACCTTATTTCGTATGGAGCACCATCAGTATTACCACGAAGAACTTTAGTTTCAGCACCGAACAATTTCTCGTCAACCATGAGTGCTTTACCAACAAGACTCTCAAGGGCTTTAGCAAACATTGATTGACCCGTGCGGATCTGCGTGTCAAAGCCAGACATGAGTGCTTGGACACCTTTGCCTGTGATGACAGAAGCGTCAGAGTTTCCGCCGCGCACCTCAGGGTAACGTGACCCTTGGCGCAGTTCCTGATCTAGTACGCCTTGTTGCGCGAATGCGCTTGAAGGAACCTCAATGGGTACGCGGCGAACCTTTTCGCCATTGGCTGTGCGAATAACCGCATCAGAGCCTAGCGACAATTCTTGTGCGTCAGGTGGCAGAACAATAGGTGCCTGTACGCTTTTCTGTGCAGCCTCAAGGCTTAGCAGGGCAAACCGGGCTTTAGCAACCTGAACCGCAAGCACATCATCGAACTGTCCGTGGGTGTCAGTGTCAACACCGGGCCTGCGAACAAACTCTAAGAGGCACTCGCCAATAGGGTTCTTAATCTTTTCAAGAACAATACCGTCACGGGTAGGGCAAAAAATAACATCTATCTTAGCGTCATGGTAACGCACAACCTCAATCATTTCAAGGCCAGTAGACTGCTGCTTAATGACCTCTTCAACGTGAGGATACATTGCTACAAGTTCGTCACGGTTCTTATAGAACGAGAAGTACCCCGCTTTAGTCTCACCCCAACGGTCAAACACTGGGTATGCGCCTATGCTGTCCATGAAAGTGATGCGTGGCATGCGCTGTTCCATGTCAATTTCAACCATGGCAGGTACAAAACCGTACGTAAAGTACCTGTCTGTGGCAGTGTACATTTGCGTCTGCACTCTGCTGAAGTTAATGTGACCGTTAACAATACGTGTGCGCTTCTCAGCAAACTCGCGTGCAGTATCTGACACCATGCGTGCGCTAGTGCAGTTGAATGAAGGCATAGGGGCTAGCGTTTCAGCCAGATCTCGCGCTGCCACGTCCACCATGTTGGCAACAATGCCTCTGTCAAACGGTCCTTCAGGGAAAAGATCAGGGTAAACGTCCCGCATACGTCCTTGGCGCACAGCAAGAACATCCTGCATGCGCCCATCACGGGCAGCAAACTGCGATTTGATGCGATCATAATGTGCACGTATCTCACGAAGTTCAGGAGACCCGCTTTTAGGGGTCGCGTTACCGTACTGTTCCATGAAAATCCTTAATATGGTTTATTGCTTAAACACCAATGGGTTTGAACAAGCCTTGAATCTCAGCATTTACTAAACTAACTGTGCTCTGGGACTTGATATCCCACGGTGTAGCAAAACTATTCTTCACATGCGTCCTTGTATAGTTCGCATTATGCTGCACTCTATCTCTGCAAGCCAGTTCAGCAAACCATAAAGCCATCACAATGTCCGTCTTCTGGCTCTTAGGTGCAGCGGGACTCCAAGTGACCAGTTGTTCCACCATCGACTTCATCGCCTCAGAGTTTTGAGTAGAAGGCAACTCGATCAACTGATGCTTGTCCTCATACCCTGAGAACAAGGTGGTGAGAGATGCCACACCAAAATCGGTGTCATGCTTGTTTGAACCTGTGAAGTGAGGGCGAATAACCGCACCCCTAGATGCACAAAAGTCGTTAAGTTCTTTATCGTGGACAAGGAAACCTTGGAAACCGTTGCGTTCAATGCGCCACTCAGTAACCTTATACTTCTCCGTGAAGCCTTTAATCATGTCACGCATCGCCTCAGGAGTAATACCCGGCTTGTTGAAAACATCCAACACGTAACGCTTATTCGTTTTCACATCCAAGCCAATCACCACGGCTGCGGTATGACCAGAAGTAGCAGGGTCAAGACCAGCCACAATAACTAGGCCATTCATTCCATCAGCCCGTTGGTTCACCATACCACGAGGTATTGGTCCGCATAAACGGTTGCCGTTAATCGCCGCCTTGACGGAATCGGGAGAAAACACCGCGTCGTCAGAGACCTGCTGCTGCTGATAGACCATGGCCCAAGCCTTCGGGGAAACACGTCTACGTTTCTTCGCCAAACGAGAACCATCCCACTTAGCAAAAAAACCATCATCGTCCTGCTTTTGATCCTCGATCTTAACCCCAGCCTCAGGCTGATTAGAACGAGGCCACAAAGTCACCCAGTCTTTTTCTTGATCCTTGAAATCTAAAACCGCTGGCATCGACAAGTACGTCCACGGAGACTTCTCATCCGGGTACCTGTTATCATCCTGCAACTCGCGGTACAAGTCCTTAGAAGACAACCGTGTCCCCACCACCAGCATAGAACCATTAGCCGACACGCGACTAATAACCTCAGACTGAAGCCAGTTGATTTGCTTCTCATACTCGTGAGCGTTCGTCAAGTCAACCGTGTCATCCAAAACAATCAAATCGGCACGAGCACCATAAATGTGACCACGAATACCCAAAGCCTGAACCGTAGGATCTTTCTCCCCAGAATCCCTCGCATTATCAGACACATAAATCATAGTCTGATTCCACGCCTCAGAGTCCTTATCAAAGCCACCCTCAGGAGCGTAAGCCGCAATCATCTCATCATACTTAGGATGCGTCAAACGAGTCTTAATCGCGTACAACATTTTCTTAGCCATCTCAGCCGTCTTAGAAACCAAGATAACCCTGATGTTAGGGTCCATACAAATCCGGTACACTACATAGTTGATGGTAACCGAAGTAGTCTTCCCATGCTCAGGGGGCATGTTCGTGATAATAAGATCTTTCTCGCCACGCTCAAAAGCCATAGCCGGATGCAACCAAGAAGGATCACGGCCCTCAATCATATCCACCACATTCTGCATGTGAGGAAAAACTTGAGCCCCAAGATACTTCTCACTAAACTCAGGGAAAGGCATCTGCTCGCCCCGCGACTCCTCAACACTAGGATTAAGTTTCCGCATCGTACGAATACGATCAATCGCCCCCGCGAACTCAGCGTCCTCCTTGCGCCACCTCTCATAAGTGGAACGAGTCCGATCAACAATCTTCAAAGCAGCAGCAATACTGATACCCTGAGACTGAACAATCCGCAACAATTCTAACTTCGTGGCCTTCAACTCTTCAGGAGAAGTACGAGCCATCGTGTCCTCCTAAAGAAGGGGGTAACAAAGGGGTACCCGTCAAACATATAAATTTGTAAGTAGAAAACCATCAAGGTTAAATGAAACCATCAAAGTTAAGTTTATATTCCTACTGAGGAGCGAAGCGAACAAAGTGAGCGAAGCGACGAAGTGCCTGACTCCGCTCACCTTGAAGGTCGCGGAGCCCCCAAAGGCGAAGCGGCCTCGGTGCCCTCGCTCCACTCCGTTCCGCTCGGTAACAACCCCTATAATATAGTAGGGTAAAAAACACAACAACCAGACACCAAAACCCAAAACGTTACACAAACGTTACACAACCACCCCATTACACCCCCACAAACCATACCAAAACGGACATACACTAGCATTATAGCGCACAATAAAAACAACACTTACTATAATAGAGGCCGGGGTCGGTTTTTAACAATGGGTGGGTCAAGTTGGTTAGGGTAGCCTTACCTTACCGCGAGCACCTACGTCGTAAGTAGTTTAACGTTCAAGTACTTTAGGTTCGTTGAACGATCAACTAGGGGTAGTTTAATTTTCAACTATATATGTGGGCCTCCCGGACGCGCGACCCGATACATATATATTATGTCAGATGATAACCGTTCTCAATAGCAGGATCTTGCAGCTAAAATCCACTAATGAGAACCATTCCCAATAAGAATATGTGCATATGCGGATAATCTCACTAGCGGGGAATGGTTGTCCACAGGTTGTGCACAGGGTGTGGATATGGTTGTGGATATGTGGATAAGGGTGTGGATAAAGTGTGGATATTTTCTGTGGATAACTTGTGGAAATGAGTTTGGTGGGCGTGTCGCGGGTGCCCGGTATGTTCTGACCTTGGCGAATGTTGGGCGCTTAGATTGGCTTAGAGAGCCTCGTATCTGAACGGTGTTCAGATAGTGTTTTTCTATATATAGGTGTCTTTCAATTCATAGGGGGACCGTGAGGGAATGAATGAATGTGACGTAGATCACATGA